CAAGAGTAATAGATTCACGAGATCCTTACGAGGATGAAGGAGATAGAGATGAGTAACAAAGCGCAAGATGCAGTAAAACTACTGAGGGATGACAACTTGCTGTGGTCTAATGACTTTGATTTGGTTAGACACAAGATAGCGGATGTCATTGAGGAAGCTAACACTATAACTCACCCAGTTATTTTGGCTACCATTCGTGACCTATGCCATCACATCACTAGCCCTGTCCTATTGGAGAAACCTAATGCTTGAAAACCTTACTCCAGGCACTAGGCAGTACCCTTGTAAGATACGCACTATTTTGCAGGAACTATCTGATGCAGATAGGAAAGTTTTGGTTGAGGCGTTAGAATCTCCTTTGTGGAACAATTCTGCTCTTACAACTGCTCTAAATGAGCGTGGTCTAAAAGTTAGCCGTTATTCAGTTGATAGCCATACAGGAAAGCGTTGCTCATGTTGGAGAATCTAAGTACCCCTGCCCCTAAAGTTCAAGCTCCTGAAGGCTGGCATCCGTCTGTGGTGTTTGATGGTGATGGCGGTGAAGCTACTCTTCCTGCCGTTGAAGGCGATAACCCTGTTGACATTGAGGGGTTCTTGCGTGATGCAGGGATAAATCCTGACGAGATAGATATTGTTGGTGAGCCTAGAATTAGCCGCTGGCAGGTTGCTAGACCCTTTCCACTTGACCCTATGTGGATGACTGCTGTTCGTATTCGCTGGCGTAGGAAGAACGCAAAACTTGATTTGCCTTTGCTTTATTCGTTGGCTAAGAAAACTAAACCTGTAACACCTAAGCCTGTGGCTTCTGGTAAAGCTTTGGTTGTTCTTTGGTCAGATCTTCAGGTTGGCAAGGTAGATCATAGGGGCGGTACTGAAGCATTGTTTTTGCGTGTCGCTGAAACACAAGTTCGGTTAGTCCAAAAAGTAAAGCAACTAAAGCCAGAACGGATCGTATTCTGTGATGTAGGTGACGTTATAGAAAATTTCGGTAACGCAGCAGATCTTCACCAGCTCGCCACAAATTCAATGTCGCTTCAGCAACAGGTTGATGTGGCTACTAGCATGGCTTGGTCAACTCTAAAGGAATTAGCCAAGTATGCTCCTATAACTTATCTTTCGGTTGGAAGTAATCATTGCCAGTTCCGAGTGAATAAACAGAAAGTTGGAACTCCTACGGATGACTGGGGTATTCACATTGGTAGAACACTTGCTAGGTTGAGTAAAGAAGTTGGACTTGACATAACTTTCCATGAACCTGCGACCCATGATGAATCACTTGCCCTAGATATATTTGGAGATTCCTACCATGTTCTGGGTATGGTGCATGGACACCAAGCTAACAGACCTGAAGGCATCCCAGACTGGTGGCGTAAGCAATCATTTGGTAAGCAACCTGTTACAGCTTCCACAATTCTGGTTTCTGGTCACTTCCATCACCTTAGAGTGCAAGAACTTGGTTCAACCAATAGAGGAACATCTAGGTTCTGGGTTCAAGCTGCAACCCTAGACAACGGATCTAACTGGTGGAGATTGAACTCAGGCGAAGATAGCCAGCCTGGTTTGGTTTGTTTTGCCTTAGAAAAGAACAAAGACTTTACAGGAACTGTTTGGAAGTTGTAATGATTCGTGAGGTGTGTTCTTGTGGTGCAGAGTTTGAAACTGATGACCGAGATTCGGTTAATTTGGTTAAGAACTGGCGCAGAACACATAAACACGCTGAAAAGCAGCCAACACAAGATACAAGAGATGCAGTTGTAACAAGTAACACAGACATAGCTTTAGGTTTTCAAGCTATCTACGACCCTCTGGAAGAAGAATAAATGCCAAAAATAAATGACTCATGGTTTACTAGCAATGCGGATGATTGGGGGACACCACAAAAGTTGTTTGACGATCTAAATCAAGAATTTGGTTTTACTGTTGATGTTTGTGCAAATGAATACAACTATAAACTTGAAAACTATTTCGACATTGAAAAGAATGGTTTAGAGCAGGTTTGGGATGGCGTTGTGTGGTGCAATCCCCCTTATGGTCGCACAATCAAGCTATGGATGGCTAAAGCTGTTGAAGCGTGGGAAAACGGCGCAACTGTTGTTTGTTTAGTTCCAGCCAGAACAGACACTATTTGGTGGCATGATTACGCAGCTAAAGCATCAGAAATTAGATTTATCAAAGGCAGACTAAAGTATGAACAAAATAGGATTGCTGGAACTTCAGCACCTTTTCCAACAGCGATAGTTATATTTAGATCAAAGGCGGAATAATGCCAGTTTATGAATACCAATGCTCTAATGGGCATAAATTTATTATTACTGAGCCTATAAATAACACACATAAACCACCTACAAAATGTAAGCAATGCAAGGAAGTTTTGGTTAGACTATTTGGTAGTCCTTCGGTTCGGTTCAAGGGAACTGGGTGGGGTAAAGATTAATCATGCTTCCTACAATTTCTAATCCAAATGGTTCTATTTACAATGTTGATGCTATTAAATTTATGCAAGCTTTGCCAAATAATTCAATTCAATTAATTTGGACTGACCCGCCTTTTGGAACTAACAACATTCAGCGTATTGAATCAACGGCAAAACAGTATAAAGATTTGACTGTTGATCAGGTTATTGATTTATTAACGCAGGTTGGTAAATCTGCATATGATGCTTTGACACAAACTGGAGTATTCGCTATTTGTTTGGATTATAGAGCTGTTCATCAGGTTTACTGCAAAATGGTGGAAATTGGGTTTATTGCTCAGGGTGAAATCATTTGGACATTTGGCTTGGGCAGGGGTGCTTCTAAATGGTGGGCAAATAAACACAACACAATTCTGTTATTTAGCAAAACAGATAAACCTAAATTTAACGCTGAATTTGTCCCTTTAGTCAATCGTAAATGGCCAAAGAAAGGATATGAAGGAGCTAAGAAAGTCAGTTCAGTTTGGGACATAACTTTGTCTAATACACATCCTGAACGAGTTGGCTATCCTAACCAAAAGCCTTTAGATTTGATCAAACCATTTATTGAAGTGCATACGGAATGTAACGATACCGTTGTTGACCCTTTTGGTGGTTCTGGTTCAACTGCTGATGCCGCCAAATCGTTGGGTAGAAGATTTATTACAAACGACATCAATCCTGAAGCAGTCGCAGTTATGTCAAAAAGATTATTTGCTGTTGTAGAAGATAATACCTAATATTTGGTTAGACTATTTAAGACGCCTTTGGTTCGGTTCAATGGACTGGCTGAGATAAAGATTAGATTGGAAAGGGAAAATGAAATTATTTACAGCTTTAGTTACAGCGTTCCTTGTTTTGGTTGGAGCTTGGGCAAGTTTCGGTTCAACCAGTAAACCTGCAACAACACAAACCTATAATCTGGTTGAAAAACTTGTGGAGTTAGACAAGCAAAGACATTTGGTTCAAAAACGCAAACATTTGGTTCAAGTAACTAAACATTTGGTTCGGTTCGCAGATAAGACACCTTATGTGTTTTCTGGTTCAACACCTTCTGGTTGGGATTGTTCGGGTATGGTTGTGTGGGCTTACAAGCAGGTAGGCGTTACGCTGCCACATTCAGCGGATAAGCAAGCTCACCAGGGGAAGCGTGTCAGTAATCCACAGATCGGGGATTTGGTTGTGTTCGCTTATTCTGGTTCAACAAACTTCTACCATTCAGCGATTTATTTGGGTGAAGGAAAAATTATCAACGCTAACTTGATGTATAAGACAACTAAAATCCAGTTGCTTACTGATTTCAAGAAAAGCCAAATTCGGTTCGTAAGGGTAGGGTTATGAGATTATTTGAGAAAATTTTGGTTGTAATCAACGGTATTCTAGTTGTCGTTATTTTGGTTGGAATATTCAGTTTCTTCGGTCAAAATTCGGTTGAAAATTGTTGGGATAAATACCACACCGAATTTGAAGCTATCAGCAACTGCGAGAAACCTAATGGGTAGATTCCCTAAACCCTGCCTAGATTGCGGTGAGCTGACTTCTGGTTCTAATCGTTGCGTTACACATGAAAATCTGGTTACAGATCTGCATAACGCTAAAAGGGCAGCAATAAAGAAAATGACGGGACAGTATTCTGGTGATTATCGCAAGAGAGCTAAATTGGTTCGTGAAACTGCCTTGGTATGTCATTTGTGTAATGGGGGTGCTAGGTTTAGCGATCCTTGGTTGCTGATCACGCTAACGCTGGGGAATCTGGTTCTAATGCGATACTGCTACCAGCACATAAAAGCTGTAACGAAAAGCGTGGCAACAAACCGTTGAGCTAAGATTCGGTTAGAATTTGGTTGAAACAGTTTTGGTTATTTGGTTCTAAGTTCGGTTGCGATACCCGACACCAGATAACACGCCTAACCCCCTAGTTTTTGTCCGCTAGGGGGTTTTTGGCGTTTATAACGGATTTATAACGAAACCTAAAAATGTTCTTGACATGGCGTGTTTAGAGCTTATTGTTGTTCTTGTAGCTAACAACAGCTATCTAAACAAAGGGAATAAATGAGCAAACTAACTAAGGATCAAACTTGGGAGCTGTTAGAGATTCATAACTTACTTGCAGATACAAGCTCAGATAATGACGGTTACGGTTTCAACTTACTAACTGAATTTATTGAGAGATACGGTTTTGCAACACAAGAAGAAAAGGGAGAAACTAATGCCTAAATTTATAATTCAACAAACAGATCGCTACGAAATTGAAGCGGACACAATAGAAGAAGCACAAATTTACTGGAGAAATGAATTGCTAACTGGTATTAGTAGTGAAACCGAATTTCTTGATAGCTCAACTGTCTACATGGAAAAAGAAGATATTTCTAATTGTGTGTATAAAAGAGAGAATACTAATGACTAATTTCAAAGTTAGACTAAAGCATGATACGGGTTTTGTTACTGTTATTGTGTCAGCTAAAGATACAAAGCAAGCTATAAAGTTAGTTTGTAAGTCAGAGAAAGCTCCGCTAACTGCGGTGCGATCTGTAAAGTTGACGTAAAGGGAAGAAATGGACACAATAAAAGATCCTTGTGTGTATTGCGGTAATTCAACAGCTTTCGGATTTGGCAGATTTGTGAATCGGTTGCCAGTTGATGACGGTTACGGTTGCGCTGAATGTTCTGGGTTCATGTGCGATAGTTGCGGTGAACTTATTTATCTTGATGAGGAAGTTTCTACGGAAACGGGCGATTATCACGAAGCTTGTTTAGAAAAACTAGACAATAAATAAAAAGAAAGAAAGAGGGAAAATAATGAAAAGCATTGAAGATCTAAAGCTTGTAAAAGTTGAAGAAGATGTAAAGAAGTGGGTGAGGGACATTTACTTTACTTATGAGGGTGAAGAGCAACATGTGGTTCTAATCTGGGAAGAGGGTTACAGCTATGAGATTTGGGAAGAAGAATTTACGCCTAAGTTTAGGGAAGCTCTGGATAAATGGCATGAAACTACTGATGCCCTATTTGAAAGTATGTTGGATGATCTAACTTGGAAAGAGGTGAAGAAGTAATGGGTCAGTATCATTTGCTAGTAAATAGCGATAAAAAAGAATTTGTCAATCCTAGAGATTTAGGTTTCGGAGCTAAACAGTTAGAGCATTGCGGTTTTCTTGGTGACTTACCGTTAGTTCAGTATTGGCTAACAACAGCTAGTCCAGATAGAGGGTTTGGAGATTTCAAACTTACCGCTGAAAATCAAGATGTGTTGGGGCGGTGGCGTGGAGATCGTGTTTTTGTGTTAGGTGACTATACAGAAGCTGGAGATGTTCCAAAAGTTAGATCTGCACACACTTTTTGGAAGAAGATACACGCTAAAGAAAGTGAATGGGTAAACATTAGTTCTATCGTGTTAGTGGCGTTACAAAACGACTTGTCGCTAAAAGAGCTTCAAGAAATCTAAGAGAAAGAAAAAGGGAAAATGGCAATTATTGACACAATAAAAGTTGAGAGATACCTAATCGCTTGGCACGATCTACCAGAAGAAAAGTTTTATGCGAGATTTGGAATTTTAGAAACACCAGAACAAGAACTAGCTCTAAATGAGGGGCTAGAAAATCAAGATCCCGAATGGATAGATTTTGATGAAAACATTTTCTATTGGATAAACGCCTATACGGGTGAAACAATAGAAGAACACACTAAAGAAATGCCACTAAACGATTTTTATTATGCAGAAGAAAAGGGGTTTCTAATGCCTAAAGCTTTATGGGAAGTTGGAAACGGTGAAGATCGGTTTGTATCTTGTGTTGATTGCACTTACAAACACCTAATGGATTTGTATGATAAGGGCGAGATTACACCTAAACCCGTTTATGACGAAAACTATATTAGTGATTGCGACAATTTTTGGGCTACTGAAGATTTTTTTGGTGAACACGCTGATTGCGAAGATTGCGCTAAATGTTCAAGCTGCAACATAGAGATCGGGAAATAATGGAGCAATTCAATTATGAGCAACCGAAAACCAGCTTTACGCTTACCGCCACTAAATGGGTATTAGTTGTGTCTATTGCAATTTTCACGCTTGGTTTGGTGACTATGTTTGATTACATAAAAGATGGTTTAGAAGGGAGAAACTAATGAAAAAAGATGATGAAAAATGCGATAGGGGCAATTGTGAAACTTGCTACCCTATTTATTACTATGATGAAGCGACAGATCAAGTTTTAGTTAGAAAGGGAAACTAATGAAAGAAACAGAAATTTGGGATAACTTTGCTGAAGCTACCGAAAGTTTGGCAGAAATTTACCCTGAAATAAAAGAAAGTAGTGTTTGGGCTATGTTAGTTGATTTAGAGCTAATTCTAGAAGAAAAGGAAAGCTAATGAAATTGGAAAAGTGTATTTACTGTAATGTTTCTATGGATCTTGAGATTTGGCTAGAAGAAGCTCATATGTGTTTGACTTGCTCTAATCTGTTTTACGATCATGTAATCAACCCTTATGATCCAGACACATTTCCTAAAAACATGAAGAAAGATAACTGTTATGTTTATGGGCTTGGAGCTTGTGGCTTTTTTGGTGGCGATAGTAGCCTTTATGACATGGTTTGGGCAGATAACATTGTTGAAGCTATGAAACAAATTCGGTCAGAAATTCCAGTTGGAGTTATTTCTATCCGTAAAGCGGTTTATGGTGAATGGGACTGCGATAACTTTACTTTGGCTGGTCATCAACCGCATACAGACTAATTTGGTCAAAATCTGGTCAAAATCTGGTTGCTATTTGGTCAGATCTTGGTCAGATTTTGGTCATATTCTGGTCATAATCTGGTTGAGATCTGGTTCGGTTCGGTCTGGTTCGGTTCGACCAGCTCAGCCAGCTCGACCAGCTCAGCCAGCTCGACCAGCTCAGCCAGCTCGACCAGCTCAGCCAGCTCGACCAGCTCAGCCAGCTCGACCAGCTCAGCCAGCTCGACCAGCTCAAAATATGTAATTGGTTCTAAATAAAGTTAGCTGCGATTATGTCCTCTCTGTAATGTGCGACAGCTTACAGGGAAACGCTGAAAAATGTGTTCAAGCTTTATAACGATTATTTATAAAAAAGTTATCAAAAAAGCTAGCTAGATTTGGCTAGTTTGTGTTTAGATTAGTTGAAGCTAGCAAAAGTTAGCTAACACAAGAAAAAGGGAGAAGCAAAATGGAGCTAGAGAGCTTAGAGCTTGAACAGGCTTACGCTATCAAAGAGCAACTAAACACTTTCTATCAGATTAGAGAGTTAGAGAAGAAGCTCAGAGAGCAAGAAGAGTACATCATGTCTATAAACAGCAACATTCAACTACTAAAAGGGAGCAAAGAAAATGTCTAAAGATTATGAACAAGTCGCTAAGGGTTCAAGCTTGTTTTTTGAGGGTAGAGCTTGGTTTGACGGGATCAACGGAAACACTTATCACAGCGTAAGAATTTGGCTCAATGGTAATGTTTTGGCTATTATTCCAATGCGTCACGGATATGAAAACGCTTATGAAGCTTCAGCAATAGGGGAGCTTGTGGAGCTTGGTTTGTTGCCTGAAACTTTATTTCAGCATGGAAGCGACAGACCAACAAGAGAATATCCAGTTTGGCAAATTGCGAGAATTTTAGAGCTAACTGTGTATAGTGTTATTAGCTATGGCAAAAAGTCAGAGCTATTCAAGAAAGGGAAATAACAAAATGGCAATTTACGAATTTATAACTGGTGAGCTTGTTTCAGTTGAAGCTGAAAGCTTAGAAGAAGCGGAGCTAAAGCTAGCTGAGGGATATTACGACTTTCTGGAAGCTATTACAGAGCTGAGAGCTGAAACTAATGAGTGAAACGCTGAAAGGGTTTTTGTTTCTGGTTTCTGGTATTGGTTTGGTTTATGGCCTTACTTGGTTACTAGCTCAGTTAGGCAGGGTTATTTATGGCTTCTAGATTTGATTTCAGAAATGTCCTAATTTGTCAATGTG